TTAAAGTTGAAGTGGCTTTAGAAATAAACGCATCAGCTTTAAATATTCAAACTAATGCCAAAAAAAATGCACCTGTAAACTTTGGTAGTTTACGCAATTCTATACAATTAAAAGAAGAATTAGGTCAAGGAAAATTACTTTATACTATTGGTTCTAAATTGCCATATGCTCCATATGTAGAATTTGGTACTGGACCAAAAGTTTCAGTTCCATCAAATTACAACGATTTTGCTATGCAATTTAAAGGCAATAAAGGTGGTACATTTAAACAAATGTTGGAAGCGTTAATGTTATGGGTAAAAGCAAAAGGGATAACTGGAACATATAGTGTTAAAACAGGTAAAAGGACAGGCTCAAAACAAGCAAGACAAAAACAAGACAAAAGTGCTGCTTATGCGATAGCCATAAGTATATTAAGAAAAGGATTGAGACCACAACCATTTTTGCTACCAGCTTATGAGCAAGAAATTCCTAAATTAAAAGAAAATATTAAAAAAGTATTAAATGCTAAATCCTAATATAGAAATAAAAAAATGGTTTTATACTAATTTAGTATCTGCCACAAGTTTGCCAGTTTATGATGGGTTAGCGCCTGATAATGCTCCTAATGAGTATATTGTTTTGGATGGCAGAACTTCAAGCCAAGAACAAGGTAAAGCAGGTTATACTAATTCGGTTACTATCATAGTTGACATTGTTACAAAAAGTGCTAACTTTGGCTATAAACGAGCCGAAACAATAAGCGATTTAGTTTTGACTGCGATTAACTCAAACACCACAATAACCTTAAGTAATGGGTTTTATTCATCAAGTGTTTTTGTAAGTAGCATATCAAACTTAGATGGTTTAAACCCTTTGGATAACGTTTTTAGAACATTAATAACTTATAATTTAATAATAACTCAAAATTAAAATAAAATGGCAGAAACTAAAGTATCAGGCAGGGACTATATCCTTTTAGCCGACATTGATGGAGATAGCACCTTTAAACCAGTTGCTTGTCTTACATCTAACTCATTTACATCAACTAATGACACTATTGATGCAACTTCAAAGTGTGGTAACTCATTCACTCCAGCACCTTCTTTTAGCCAAAGTTTTACAGGCGAAGGATTTGCGATTGATGAAACTGGAACTCCTAGCAAGGATTCTTACCAACAATTATATGCTGCACACGCTGCTAAAACTCAATTCGCTATGAAGATGGGTAAAGCAACACCTACAAGTGGAGATATTACTTATTCAGGTAGTGTTTTCATTAGTAACTTTACAGTGAACGCTGCTGATAAAGATGATGTTAAATTTACTGCAACTTTTGTAGTAACTACACCGCCTTTAACACAAACTGAAACTGCATAAACAACAACCAAAATATGTTTGAATTAAAACTAAACAACAAAACAATTCAACTAAAATGGGGTACTTGGGCAATAAGAGAATATTGCATTGCACGAGGAATAGAACCCAACGAGTATTTTAGCGATTTAAGTAAAAGCGATTTAGACATTGATAAAATTATCAAAATGGTCTATGCAGGTTACAAATCAGCTTGTGTAAGTAATAAACAAGAAATTGAATATACTGAAGCAGATGCTTGTGATTGGATTGATGAAGAAGGCTCTATTTTTAATCCTGATAGTAAAATTTTAGTGTATTTAAGATACATTATAGATAATACAATTACAACTGTACAAGGTGTAAAAAAGGAAGAAAAAAAAAAGCCTAACAAAATTAAGTTGGGATGATATTTTAGTTAAAGCTGCTGAATGCAATATAAGACCCAATGAGTTTTGGGAAATGACTTGGAAAGACTTTTCTATTATCGTAATGGGTAAAGAAAGGCAAGAGTTAAACGAATGGGCAAGGACTAGAAACCTTGCCTATATTGTATATTTAAGTAGCACTGCTGAAAAAACACCTAAAAGTATCAAGGCATTTTGGCATATACCTGAAATTGATGATATTGAGGAAGAAGAAGAAAAGGTTTACTTAACGGATGACCAATTGAAACGGACTTTAAAATTGTATGGAGTAAATTAATTAAGATGGCAAACTTTGATTCATTATTTAGTGTTGGTATAGGTGCTGATATTACGTTGTTGCAAACGGAAATGCAAAAAGCAGAAAATCTTTTAAGTAAGTTTGAAGCAGCAGCAAAAAAAGCTACAAATATTGGAGAAATAAATTATCTAAATGGTCAAATTAGTGGTTTAAAAAGCACTATTACCAATTTAGGTAATGAAATGAATAAGGCAGGAAGACCGATTGGAGATGCCACACAATCATTAATTAACTTTTCTAGAATTGCTCAAGATGCTCCTTATGGGATACAAGGTGTTGCAAATAACCTTAACCCAATGGTTGAATCTTTCCAAAGATTAGCTGCAACCGAAGGTGGTGTTAAAAATGCACTTAAAGCAATGGTAGCAGGTCTTACAGGACCAGCAGGTATTGGTATTGCGGTTGGTGTTATTAGTTCATTGGCAGTTACTTTTAGCAAACAATTATCTGAAATGTTTGCATCTCCAACTGAAAAAATGAAGGAGTTTAGAGATGAACTAAAAAAGTTAAATGAAGATATTTACAAATTAGTTGGTGGCGCACAAGCAAATCGTGCAGTTGCAATGGGATTTTCTGCTATTGCTGGTTCTGATAAAGCATCATTAGAAGATAGAAGAACTGCATTAAAATATTTAAAAGACATTTATAAGGATAATAAAGAGATACAAGATTTAACTATTGAATCAGGTACTCAATATATGAACTATGCTATAAATCGTGCAGCTAAACAAGAAGAATATCAAAATAAAGAAAAAAATAATGCTAGTGCTTTAAAAATTATTTATAGTGAAATTGCTAAACTTGAAGATGAAAGAACAAAAGCATTAGGAAATGTAAAACAAGAATATGGTGCTGGAGGAGTTCCAGTGTATAATTTAGATGCAGTTAAACAAAGAATAAATGATACTTACGACGCATTAATTAAACAAGCAACAGATAAACTACCTGAAGCGTTAAGAGCAGGAGCAAAATTACAAGCTGCATTAGTGGGTTTTGAAACACCAGATAAAGTTGTAAGACCTAAAAAAGAAAAAAAAGAAACTGATTACATACAAAAGCTAATAAACAAGTCAAAAGAGCCTGTTGATAAATTAGAAGCGGTTGGAGAAGATACGGCAATAAAAGATTCTGAAAAGAAACATCAAGAACATTTAGATTGGATTTCTAAATATTATAAATTCAAAATGGGTCTTACTAAAAAAGACTTTGAAGAAAATCAAAAGACATTAAAAGAACAACAACAAGATTATGAATCTTTTGCTAAAACATTGTCAACTGATGTAGTTAATGCTTTACAAAGTATGTATCAAGCTATGCAACAAGGACAAAGTTTTGGAGAAGCATTTATTAATATGTTAGGCAAAATGGCTGAACAATTAGTTGGTTTAATATTAAAAACAGTAATATTTCAAGCAATAATGGCTGAACTTACTGGTGGAACAAGTTTAGTTGTTGGAGCTGCCGCTACAAGTGGAATAGACCCTTTAAGTTTGGCTGGTAAAATATTAAAAATACCAATGTATGCAGAAGGTGGTATTACAACTAGACCACATATTGGAATGGTTGGCGAAGCTGGTCCTGAAGCAATTATGCCATTAGATAAATTAAAAGGATTTTTAAATACTTCGTTTAATGCAGGTGCAATGAATAGCGGTGCAATTGCAGGAAGTGGAGAATTTACATTAAAAGGAAATGATTTAGTATTGGCATTACAACGTTCAAATTATTCACTTAATTTAAGAAGGGGAATATAATGGCATACGCAAATAAATACAAGATAACTGTTGCAACAAAGTCAGATACTATTTCAACTGTTTATTTATTAGAAGATGGTTACGAAGGCGATTTGATTGAATACCCAGCAGATTCTTTGCAAATACAATATCTGCCACAAAGTGATGACATATTTGAACCTATAATTGCAAGCCAATTAAATTTATCAATAGATGTTACGGATGATGTAACTAATATGCCAAACCTTACTACATTAAATGATAGAAAATATTTAGTTAAAGTATTTACAGGGGAAAATTTAGAGTGGCAAGGATGGACATTAAGTGATAATATACAATTTAATTTTACAACAGGTAGAAAAACAATATCATTTAATGCTATTGATGGATTGGGTTTATTAAAAAATGCTTATTATCCTTTGCCTGTTGATTATACATTGAATCAAAGAATAAGTTGTTTAAATTATATACAAACGTGCCTTGATTTAATTAATTTCCCTGATAATTTGAATTTGATTAGTGGAGTTAGTTATTATTCAATTTCAATGAATGATAGAGGCGATGGAACATATTACGAACCATTAAATCAATCATATTTAAAGTTGCACAATTTTGTTGACCAAAAAGACGTTAGTACAACTACAAGCGATGTAAAAGTTACAAGTTATTGTTTAGATATTTTAACTGATATAGTTAAAGGATTTGGATGTAGGTTATTTCAAGCTGAAGGGAAATGGTTTATAGTTGCGGTTAATGAATTTGCTCAAAGTTCATTTTATTATACGGAATACGATAGTACGAACACAGTTGTAAGTAGTGGCACAAGGTCGTTTTTAGGTCAAATACAAGGATATACAGAGAACACTAGCGGTTTATACTTTACGGATAATAGCCAAATAAAACTATTTAGAAAAGGATATAACAAAATTAGATTTAGTAAATCAATTAGTTATTCGGATAATTACATAACAAACTTTGACCTAAAGAAATACACAGGAAATAACGCAAGTTCTTGGACTGAATATACATATGGAGTAGGTGGAAGTTATACGCTTAAAAATTACCCAACAGGTGCTTTAAACGCTTATATTTTACAACTAGGTACGCATTTAACTTATATAAGTCCTGATAACGTTCCTTCATTGTCTCAAAGCGATAGTGCGACATTAAGTTTTGATTGCGTGGCTATTGGTGGTGCTGCTGACCCTATTGCAATTGTTTATGTTAAAGTTATTTTAACAACTGATTCTTTTACCTATTATTTAGGCAATGACCAACAATGGTATTTAGAATATAATAAAGTTTATAAAGGTAGATGGAACGCTGCTAATAATACACCATCATTGGTAAACGGAACAGGAACGACAGATGATACATATATTGTAACTGTGGCAGGAGTACATTCATTTGGCACAAGTACATTTAACTTTGAAGTTGGGGATTTGGTTTCATATTCAGGTGGTGCGTGGCAACAACATAAAGGATATGCTTTTGCACCTTATAGTTCTAGTAACCCAGCTAACAATGCAAGTTTTACATTACCTGCTGCGCCTTATAGTGGAACATTATCAATACAAATTGGGTTAGGTCAAGGGCAAGCGCCTATTCCTGTTGTAGCTGAACCATTTTACACACAAGTTGCAGCGCAAGTACAAAATTTTAGATTTAGTTTCAATCCTAATTATACGGCTATTTTAACCGAAAGTTACATAAATGATAGCGAGGAGTATGTTTACAATGCAGACTTTAATTTAGGTTATAACAATGCCAAAGCTGGGTATGATTCTTATTTAGGGTTTTTATGCGATTCGGCAGGATATACTTTGGGAAGTTGGTATCGTTATGAATATCCAACAAATATTTATTCAAGTTTAAATGAGTTAGTAATTAAACAATACTCAAACGCATTAAATAAAAACCTTATAAATATTGATTCTACTTTTATGGGAATGGAAACATCCGAAGGTAGATTTAGTATGGGAATGAGAATAACCGCAACGGACACCGACCCAGCGCAAATTAACGTTGAAGATAGAAAATACATATTGGGAAATTCAACAATTGATTTATTTAACAATACTATTCAAAGTACATTGTTAGATATAAATAATGAAAATATTGAAACTACTTTAGCGACTAGATATTTTACAAATACGTTAAGTCCAGTAACAACAGGATATGGACATTTAAGAAGTACGGCTTACACAACACGTGAAGCTGCTGCTGCTGCTCCATTGACAACGTTCTTGGTTTATAATAACACAACAGGCGCACCAAGTGTGGGAGATAGATATTACACGGATGAGTTATTAATAACAGGATTTAATGGTGCAAACCTTTGGTGGCGAATAATGAATGATGATATAACTTCTCATACTTACAAGATAAGTGGAGCAGGTTATATTCTAGAAATATATGCTTAATTTTGACTTATGGCAGAAAATGTAATTGGTAAAAATATAATGCTCTATTATCACGAGCCACCTTCCGAAACTTATCCGACAGGTAGGGATATTCCTTTTTCGTGTTCAACAAATTGCACATTTAGTGTAAATGTTGACCAAAAAGAAGTTACAAGTCAAACATCGGCTTGGTATCGTGAATTTAAGAATGACATAGCAACTTGGACAGTTACTTGTGATGGATTGATAACGTTAGATGGATATGGTTATCTTTTTTTGTTACAACAACAACAAAATCGCACTACAATTTTAGTGAAGTTTGTTGTGGACAACGGAGTGGATGGGTTAGTGATTATTAGCGGTAATTGTAACTTAACAAGTTTACAAATAAATGCACCTTACAAGGATATAGCGACTTATTCGGTTTCACTTCAAGGGACAGGTGCTTATGGTACAACAGGAACGACAATTAACCCACAAGGTGTTGTTATTGCTGGTGGTGCAACGATTATGAAACAATATACCGCAGCTGGTGGCGAAACTACAATTACTTGGACTGATTTGATTGGTAATACTTGTTTATACGTTTCAAGAGGTGGTGTTGATGTGAGAGAGATTTTAACAACAGGAGTACCTACAAATGACCAAGTTAAATGGGACACTACAACAGGAATTTTAACCTTTGGTAGAGTTTTAGAATCGGATGAATTTATTAGAGGACTTTTTAACTAATTATAATGAGCAATCAATTACAAATAACAGGCGGAGCGAAAGTTAGGAATTTAGAAGGTGTAATAACAGGAACGACAGGTGTTTTAGGTTCAGTTCCTTTAGGTGCTGCCAATGGGGTAGCAACCCTAGATAGTGGTGGTAAAGTGCCTGTATCTCAATTACCTTCATCGGTAGTAACTTATTTAGGTACTTGGAATGCTGCTACGAATACTCCGACTTTAACGAATGGTGTGGGCGATGCTGGGGATATGTACATTTGTAATGTTGCTGGAACTGTGAACTTTGGTGCTGGTCCTGTTACTTTTGCAGTAGGGGATTGGGTGTTATACGGAAGTGGAACTTGGCAGAAATCTAGCGGACAAAATGGTACAGTTACAAGCGTAGCTGCTTCCATAACAGGAAATGCCATTGGTTTAACAGGTTCGCCTATAACAACGGCAGGAACTTTAGCTTTTGCCTTTGCAGGTACTTCAGGTCAATATGTGAATGGTGCAGGAAATTTGACCACATTTCCGACTTTAATTACGAGTATAGGTTTATCTATGCCGAGTGCATTTAGTGTCGCTAATTCGCCTTTAACGGCTAATGGAAGCATAAATGTAACAGGTGCAGGTAGTTCAGCACAATATATAGATGGAACAGGCTCTTTACAAACCTTTCCTTCAATTATTAGTCAGGCTCAAAACTTGGTTACGGAAGTTTATAATGAATCAGGAGCAACCTTAACAAAGGGAACTGTGGTTTATATCAACGGAGGACACGGAAACCTACCAACGATAACAAAGGCTTTAGCTACATCGGATGCTACATCAGCTCAAACTTATGGTGTTGTTCAATCGGACATCACTAATATGAATAACGGATATGTGGTTGCAGCAGGTAGATTGTTAGATTTAGACACACAAGCATATGCAGCAGGAACTCAATTATATTTAAGTTCTACTACGGCAGGTGCTTGGACATCAACTAAACAATATGCTCCTGCACATTTAGTCTATGTAGGTATTGTTGTTAGAAGCCATCCTACTCAAGGGGTGGTTGAGGTTAAGATTCAAAATGGATATGAGTTAGATGAGTTACATAACGTATCTGCTCAAAGTCCTTCAAACGGAAATATTTTACAATACGTTACTTCAACAGGATTGTGGACTGCGGTGGCAGGAACGACTACGAACATATCAGAAGGAACGAATCTTTATTATACGGATGCAAGAGCAAGAGGTGCTTTAAGTTTTACGGCTGGTAGTGGTGCTTACAACTCTACAACAGGGGTTATTACAATACCTACTAATACAAGTCAATTAACTAACGGAGCAAATTTCATCACTTTAGCTAGTTTATCAGCAGGAGCAGGAATAAGTTATAACAACACAACAGGAGTTATAACATCAACGATTACTCAATATACGGATGCGATGGCTCGTGCTGCTATAAGTGGTGGCACAGGTATTAGTTACAATTCTACGACAGGAATTATTACAAACACTATTACTCAATATACCGATGCTTTAGCAAGGGCAGCCATTAGTTTAACAACAACAGGCACAAGCGGAGCAGCTACTTATAATTCAACAACAGGGGTATTAAACATCCCACAATATATTGGTGGTGTTACTTCGGTGTTTGGTCGTACAGGAGCAGTAGTGGCAACGGAAGGTGATTATACTTTAACTCAACTAGGGGATGTAACTATTACAAGTCCAACAACAGGACAAGTATTAAAATATAACGGAACTACTTGGATAAACGATACCGATGCTAACACAGGAACTGTAACTTCGGTAGGTTTATCAGCACCAACAGGTTTTAGCGTAACAGGAAGTCCTGTAACATCAAGCGGAACATTGGCTTTAGCTTTTGCTAGTGGTTATTCTTTGCCTACTAACGTAAAACAATCTAATTGGGATGATGCTTATACTTGGGTAGCTGCTTTCCCAACTCAAACAGGCAATAGTGGTAAATTCTTAACAACAGATGGTTCAATTTTATCTTGGGCATCTAACCCATTAGGAACTGTTACTTCAGTAGCTATGACTGTGCCAACAGGATTGTCCGTAAGTGGAAGTCCTATCACTACAAGTGGTACTTTAGCGGTTACATTAGCTGCTGGTTATTCTATTCCTACAACGGCATCTCAATCAAATTGGGACACCGCTTATACAAATAGAATTACAAGTTTAACTACAACAGGTTCTTCAGGTTCGGCTACTTTAGTTAGTAATACTTTAAATATTCCTACTTATACTTTAGCAGGATTGGGTGGTATTAGTTTAACATCATTGAGTGCGACAACTCCATTGTCTTACAATAACACGACAGGAGCATTTAGTATTCAAGTAGCAAACACAACTCAATCAGGATATTTAAGTTCTACGGATTGGAATACTTTTAATGGTAAGGCAAACGCATTAAGTGGTACAATAAACACAATAGCTTATTGGGATTCTGCTTCAACAATAGCAAGTTTGGCTTTAGCAACTTACCCTTCATTAACTGAATTAAGTTATGTAAAAGGGGTTACAAGTGCTATTCAAACGCAATTAAATGCAAAGCAAGGAACTTTAACATTAACAACAACAGGAACAAGTGGTGCTGCTACATTAGTAGGTAATACTTTAAACATCCCACAATATAGCGGTGGTGGTGGTTCAATGGCAATAGGCGGAAGTATTACAAGTGCAACCGCAGGTAGTGTTTTATTTGTAGGTGCAAGTGGAGTATTGGCTCAAACAAATGCAAGTTTCTATTATGATTATACTAATAATAGATTAGGTTTAGGAACAACATCTCCTGCAAGATTATTGCACGCTTCTACAAGTTATACTGCTCCAACAGGCGGAATTGATGCTAACGTACAAATTTTAACATCAAATACTTCAACAGGAAGTTCAAGTGGTATTAATATGTTAGCATCTAACACAGGTGTTTCATTTTTACATTTTGGCGATACTGATAAAGCAAATCAAGGAGAGATAGCATATACTCACGTTAATGATAATTTATTATTTGTAACTGCTGCATCTATTAGAATGCGTCTTGATGGAAGTGGAAATTTAGGAATAAATACTAATACAATTGGTAGTCAACTTCAAGTCAATGGTAACGCAGCCATAGGATATAGTGCAAGTACTGCTGCTCCTACTAATGGGTTAGCAGTTAGTGGTAATATTGGTGCAGGTGTAATTGTTTCTAATTCTAATTGGACTACAAGAAGCGTGTTGCAACTTGGTGGATATGGAACATCTTTAAGTGGTTATAATGGTGGTGGTGGAGCAACTGAATTAATGCATAATGCTATAGTAACAACAGGATTTAATTATAACTATATAATTGGCGCAGGTGCTACAAGACAATATATGGATGGCACTAATTTTGTATTTTATAATGCTCCAATAGGAACGGCTGGTGCAGCTATTACTTTTACTGAAAGAATGAGAATAGGAGATAACGTTGGTATCGGCAACCCAACAGCAATCGGTTCTAAACTTCAAGTCAACGGAAACGCTGCTATCGGTTATTCAGCATCTACCGCAGCACCTACTAATGGATTGGCAGTAGCAGGAGATATGGCAGTAGGAACAAATACTGCATCTACTATTGGTGGCTATAATGGTATTACTACAAATGGAACAACAGGTTCTTATCAATTCTTTCAAGTAAATGGTGTTAATAATGGAAGATTATTAGCACAATCAACAAACTTTTTAATACAAAATGTAAGCACAGGAGATTTAATATTTAGTACAAATGGTGCTGCTCCAACTACAAGAGGAAGTTTTACAAGTACAGGTGGGTTTACTTTAACAACAGGTGCAAACATTTCAGCTATTGCTCAATCAGGCTATTCCCTTACAGGTGCAAATGCTCAATCCTTATTAGACCTTGCAGGTACTTGGAATACCACAGGTAACCCTACTGCAATAAAGTTAAACATAACGAATACTGCTTCAGGTGCAACATCTAACTTAATGGATTTACAAGTAGGTGGTTCAAGTTTATTTAAAGTTGATAAAAGTGGTAACCTAACTGCTAATAACATAGCAGGAACAACATATACACCAACATTGACAAACTATAGCAATTCAAGTGCAATAAGTTTATATTCAGCTTCTTATATTCGTGTTGGAAATACAGTAACAGTATGTATTGCTTTAACATTAACAAGTTCATTATTTAGTGGTGGAGTTTATGTAACAATACCTGTCGGAAACAATTTTAGTTCTGCTACTCAAGCTAGGGGTACTTTAAGTTTTAGTAGTGCAGTTGGTAGCGGAGGAGTTACTTCAAATTCAACAACAAACAAAGTAATACTTTCTTATATAACCGCATCGGCAGGAAGTTATGATGTATATGCAACTTTCCAATATGATGTACAATAATATTTAAAATAAATAAAAATGAAAATTCAACCTGTTACAACTTGGTTCAATGGAGAACCACAAACCGCAACAAACTTTACTCTAATAAGCATTAGAGATAATTTTACCGATGCTGCAACTCTTTATTACGAACTTCAAAGTGAAGTAGTTAATGGAGATTCAGTTAATTATACTAACCTAGTTACTGCTACTTTAGACATCACAGGACAAGATTATGCTGATTGGTCAGTAGAACCAGATGCAAACACTTGGATTTACAATTGGGCAGCTAATAAATTAAATTTGGTTTTAATAGAAGAAGATAAAAGTACATATGGTGTAGAACCACAACCTGTAATTTAAGCGACAATTTGTGCGACAATATTTAATTTATGCGACATTTTGATAATAAGTTATTAATTTTGTCAAAAACAAACTAAATATGGAACCAAAAATCAAATTAAAAGAGTTTATTGAACAACTTAAATTATTAAAAGAATCTTACATTAAAAGGGGGTGGGATAATTACGATACTGCTGAAGAGAGACAAATTGGTAGATACCAAGAATTATACGAAATCCTTTTTGAGTTAGAAAACAATGTTATAATTAATTAACTTAATTTTATATAAAATAAACCAATATGAAGTACAATCAAATCAATGAAGTAATCTTCCAAATCAACAACATTAAAGGAAATCCTGATGAAAAGGCTATTAAAAAGCTAAAGAAATTTGCTGAAAAGCTAAAACCTTATCAAGAGGAATATTCAGCTAAATTGCAAGAATTAAGACTTGATAACGCAGCTACCGATAAGGATGGTGTATTGATTCTTAAAGAAGATGGAGATTATAAGTTTACTAAAGAAGGAATTAAAAAACTTGGAGAGCAACTTAAAGAATTAAACGAAAAGGAGTTTGAGTTTAAACCTATTGAAGTATTAAATCCGAAGGGTTTAGAAAACTTTAACTTCCTTGAAGATTGGACAACAGGTATCACATTTGTTAAAGAAGAAGAAGAAGAATTGTAATGGAAAATCTAGTTACTTTTATAGTTGGTCAATCAGTCATAATTTTTGGCGGTTTAATTGGAATTTATGTTAAAATTTCGTTAAAACTTAAAGAGTTAGAAATTAGGGTTAATATGGTTGAGAAACAAGATGACCAAATCTATAAAAAACTAGACCACATTTTAGCCGAGATTAATAAAATGGCTATTGCCTTACAAAACAAACAAGATAGAGATTGAGAACGATATTAGTTACCATATTAATAATAGTGGTGCTAATATTTTTTTTTAGTCCAAATCCTGTTGAACCAATAGTAATAACCAAAGTTGACACTATTGTAAAAGTAGAAAAGGTCTTTAAATATCGCAAAGGGGATTCAATCCCTTTTGTCGTTTTGGGTGTTGATACGACAACCATTCACGACACAATAAGGATAATTGAAGATTATAAAGCGGTCAGAAACTACAATGACACAATACGCATAGATTCACTTGGATACGCATACATAAGCGACACGATAAGTGAAAACAAGATAAAAGGAAGGGGATTTAAGGCTGAAATTGAGAATAGAACGATAGTAATTGAGCAAAAGATATACTCAAAGCCTAAAAAAGAGCTTTATTTGGGGTTTATAGGCGATTTAAGGCGGTTTGATGAAAAAGTGGGTGTAGGTGTTGGCTTGGGATTTAAAACCGCTAAAAACGACTTATTTCAATTTTCTGCAACTACAAATCAGTTTCAAATAGGATATTTAAAAAAGATATTATGAAAAACGTAATGGATTGGAGAACCACCTTAATAGGTTTGGTTATCATTTTAGGCGGTCTAGCAAGTGTTTTTATGGGTAAGTCGGATTGGACTGGAGCGGTCATTGTTATAACACTTGGAGTAGGTTTAGTATTTAGTCCTGATTCAATACTTAAAAAGAATGATAAGTAAACGCTCAATAGACCTTATTATCCAGCACGAAATTGGTGGAAGGAATGTGTACGAAAAAAAGTACAACAAACCTACGTGGGCAGGTGGGCAAAGCGGATGCACTATCGGAATTGGCTACGACGTTGGCTATTGCACCGAAAAAACGCTTTTTAGCGATTGGAAGGATTTAAACCTAAACTACTTAAACGCACTTAAAAGATTTTGCGGTATTAAAGGCGAAGTGGTTAAATCAATGATGAAAGGGGAAATATTAAATGTTAGGATTCCGTACAATATGGCTTATGATGTTTTCGTTAAAGTATCAATTCCTAGATATTTCAATATGACAAAAATGATTTATCCGCAATTAGAAACATTAAACGAGGACACACAAGGAGCATTGGTTTCTATGGTTTATAATAGGGGAATGAAATTAGATGGCGATTCAAGAACCGAAATGAGGGCAATAGTTGATTTAGTTGCAAAGCAAGATTATCACGGAATCGCAGAGGAAATTGAAAAGAGTAAAAGGCTTTGGGAAAATAAAGGAATGGATGGCTTGGTTATAAGAAGGGAAGCCGAAGCGGATTTGGTACGAGATAGTATTTGTTAAACTAAATATAATATGGAAAAACAACAACTAGCTGCGGAGTACGTGGCTAAATTCCCATCTATTAGTAAAAGCAGTATTGCTGCTAAACTATACAATGACCATTCGCATCTATTCAATAATGTAGAAGATGCAAGAACGTTTATTAGGTATGTAAGCGGTTCAATGGGTAAATTTAAAAGTCAGAAATACAAAATAACGCATACACCTGATTTACCACCCACAAAGATTAAAGCAAGACAATTCGTTGACCTTCCATTGAGTTCAAATAACATTCTTTGGATGTCGGATTTGCATATCCCCAATCAAGATAATGATGCTATTAAATTAGCCATTGACTACGGAACTAAACAAAAAGTAAATTGTATTGTTTTAGGTGGGGATATATTAGATAATACTCCGTTTACTAGCCACGACGCACCACCACCAAGTCCAGATGATGTTGTTGAATGGTTTGAGTATTGCACAATATTTCTTTCACATTTAAGGACAAAGTTTCCAAAAGCACATATTGTTTGGTTAGAAGGCAACCACGACAACTGGTATATGCGTTATTTGATGAAGAAAGCACCAATGTTATTTAACGATGACTATTACAAACTACCACAAAGGCTAGATTTAAAGAAGTTTAATATTGATTTTTACGACCAATTTGTTGTGTTAAGAGCCGGTAAATTGCATATGTTACACGGACACACAATAGTTAGGGGAATGTTTGCACCTGTAAACGCAGCACGTGGGGTTTTTATAAGGGCAAAAAGTTCAATGATTATAGGACACGTACATTCTACATCAAACCATTCCGAAACAAATATTAAAGAAGAACCTATTAGTTGCTGGAGTACAGGATGCCTTTGCACACTTGCTCCTGATTACGACCCACACAATACAAAACATAACGTAGGATTTGCTCATATTTTAGTAGAAAAAGATGGTAATTTTGAGGTCTTAAATAAAAGAATTATCAATAATAAAATTCACTAGATATGATTAAATTACCCAAAGCATTTAATAAAATGACACTATCCGAACAAGAGAATTATCTAGTAAAGAAATTATTAGAATATTATAAAATGGAGGAGGATGTAAAACGTATGTTATCAAAAATACGTGGTGGAAACAAAGTGATAGTAAAAGAAGTTGATAGACCAGATGAAGCCGTTTTAAAAAATGAGAATTAATGAGAAAGAACCTAAAAATAACGATACGTAAATTAGGTAAAGAGAAGTCTTGGGGATTGGCACATCTAGGAAATAATGAAATTGAATTGGATGAAAGGTTAAAAGGTTATAGATTTTTGCTATATTTGCTACACGAGTTTATGCACATAAGACATCCTGAATGGAGTGAAACTAAAGTGCGTAAAGAATCATCAAAAATGGCAATTTTACTATGGAAGCAAAACTTCAGAAAGATAGAAAAATAATAGACATATTTACAATGGAAGTTTTTGATATATCTTCCAATATGATGTTAGTATGTAAGGAAATTGGCATTAATTACACAAATATTAGCAAGTTAGAAAAAGGTCAAATAGTATCGGTTAAATCGCAATACACAACTCCTAATCATTTAAATAAGGTATTTGTTTTAATAGATGTAGATACTAATATTGAATATAATTGTATTGATAATTATGGAATATTTAAACACTTTAATTTACCATATTCAGAAAACGAAGCAAAGTATGTGTATGAATTAAAATCAGGGAGGCAAAAACACGCATCTATTTGCGGTAAAGTGTTTAAATTAAAGGGTTCTATTGCAAATAAGATTATTAAAACCAAAAATCAATCTAATTTTATTGATGAAATTCGTAAAGAATCATATAAAAGAAAAATTATAAAATATAGAATTTCTAAACGTATATGGCAGTCGTTTAAAGATATAGATTTGAAAAAAGATGATTATACAACCGATTTGCTAGGATGCAATATGATATTCTATATTGAGTATTTAAAATCAAAATTTAGCAAAGGAATGACTTTAGATAATTATGGTAAAGAATGGCATATAGACCATATAAAGCCTGTATCTCATTTTAACATAACAAATGATAAAGAAAAAAGAAAAGCATTTCATTATACAAATACTCAACCAATATGGGCAACAACTAAAATAGCTAAAAAGTATGGGGAAAATAATTACATTGGGAATTTAAATAAAAACAACAAAAATATTATTGAAGATTACCATTTAACAAATCTAATTGTCAAATCAAATTTAGTTAACAATCCTTCAGAACTTTCTCAAATCTTACATAAAAAGGGGTTAAGAAAAGTAGGATTTTAATTTAACTATCTTTGTAATGTTGTTTGGTTTTCTCATAGTTTGGTTTAACCCAGTGTAAAAAGCTGGGTTTTTTTATTATATTTGTACGCATAGTTTTATAGACAAATGGTTTTACCCCCTTACGTTTCTACGTTGAGGGGCTTTTTTTATCCGTATGCATACGTAAATATGCGTAATGTGTCATAAAATGCACTTTTTGATGTGCTTTTGTTTAGTATTATACAAGTTATAGCTTTACTATGTTATAACATTTGTCAAGTTATTACTTTACCAAAAGTTCTCTATTAGTGAACTTATTTCATAACTATTTGATTTACAAATACATAGTATTTTAACACTATTTTAACAATAATAATTTAAATAATTTTTGGTTAGTATTGTAATTGTTTTATATCTTTGTTGAAACAAAACAATAAAACTATGAAATCAGTATTAGCTTACGAAAACAACTTTTACCCTTACAATGGGCAGTTTATTCCGCAAGGAGGCGATAACGTATTCCTTGACTATGAAATTGATGGTAACAGGTTTTTCCTAGTGAAATTCCGCACCATTGATTTAGCAAACAATCAAATCATTTTATCAATCGTAAAACTTTAATTATGTCAGACCAACAAAACAAGAACTTTCAAGCAATCGTTATATTAATCGTTGCTTTCATTATGTGTGCTTATTTACAAAACCTATAAAATATGAAAAAAGAAAAACAAGAAGTAGTGTGTATCAGGTTACCTGAATCAATCAAAAAAAAAGTGGATGCTGAAGCAAAAAAGATGTATTTAGCACCCAGCAAATTAGTTTCCATTATTGTACAAAAAAACTACGAACCCAAAAACTAAAACTATGCAAATTAAAATTGAAAATAATGTTACTTGGCTTAAAATAAGTAAGCAAACTTGGTGTGCAATGACTGATGTACACGATTGGAAATATTGGATAAGAAGATTTAAGGGAACTGGATTGAGAAGAATTATTAGGGAAAAATATAAACAACCAATTGAATTTTAAAATCTAAAACTAAAACTATGACGCTCCATCAAAACCAAAAACAACGACAACTATTGCAAAGAGGCAATTGCCTATTGGAACTTATCACAAAGGCACAATTAAGAAGGGAATCCATTGAGAATGATTTAAGGCTATACAGGAAAGCTGGTCCTTACGACAACATTCGTTTATTCTCTAATGAAAACGATTTCCTTATTAAAATTGCTAGGATGCACGACATTGAAAAAAGGCTATTAAGAAGTTATAAATGGATAGTAATTGACCTTTATATCATTGCCGAAGAATTTGTATTACCTGTAAACCTTTTAAGATTTTAACTATGACACCAAAAGAAAAAGCAGAAGAATTAATTGATAAAATGGAAAGACCACTAAATGATGATTATGTTGTAGATTATAATCCTTATTATAAAGAATGTGCATTAATAGCAGTAGATGAAATATTGTCTATGGGTATTATGTCTGAAAGTGGAGATTGGGAAATGGCAAAATCTTATTGGCAAGAAGTTAAAAACGAAATAGAAAAATTATGAGTTACATAGACAAATCCAAGTATGAATATATGCGGTTAAACCAAATACTAGAGATGGAGAACGAAATGTTAAGAAACCAAATTAGAAAACTAAAAATTGAATTAAATGAATTATTGGACACTACCAAGCCAAAAGGAGAACAGGCAAACAACGAAAGAAATGATTAATTATGCTGAAAGCATTATCAAAAAGGTGGCTGATTATTACCAAATGGAAATAAAGGACATCAAGGGCAAAAGCCGTAAGAGAAACAACGTAAAAGCAAGGTTTATATCGCTTTACCTTATTAAAAACAACACAAGGCTAAAACTTAAGACCATTGGGGATATTGTAGGCAGAGACCACACCACAGTTATCCACTCCTTGCAAACCATCCAAAATACGTTGAGTTTACATTACGATACAGATTTAAAGGATGAATTAAACGAAATAAAAAGAAGTTTATAATTATTTTGTTTATTAACAAAAAACTATTAATTTTAAGTATTATTAAACCAAAACACAAGTCTATGAACGAAATGCAAATGAATCCTAGTTACGAACTTATCAACAAAGATTCGCTTTTAAACCTATCAAATGAACTTGCCTTGCTTATTAAAGAAAAGGGATTGAGTTCAAACATTCAAGGAAAACAATTTGTCAATGTTGAGGGGTGGGGTTACGCTGGAGCAGCGATTGGTCTTATCCCAATTATCACAAATGTTCAAAATGTTTCCACCGAAACCGAAATCAAATATTTAGCCGTTTGCGAGGTTAGAAACATTGCAACAGGGCAGGTAGTATCGGTAGGACACGCTTTATGTTCAAATAAAGAGCGTTCCAAGCGTTCTTTTGATGAATATGCGATTTTATCAATGGCACAAACAAGAGCCGAAGGAAAGGCTTATAGATTGCTTTTAGGTTGGTTGATGAAGGCAGCTGGGTTTGAAGCAACGCCGGCAGAGGAAATGGATTTTAACAAAGAAGTAGCACCTTACATTAAAAAGCACAAAGGCGAAAATGATTTAAAAATAGCCATTGAATTTTGCGAAACTTTGGATGAATTAAAGCAACTTTACAATCTAAACGCACCGCTTCCAAAGGAATTAACCGAAATGTTTACCGCTAAAAAATCTACTTTATGCTAGACAACAAACTATTCAAGTTAGAAGAAAACTTTAATTATTACAAGTGGAAATATGAATCTTG